TGACGGTTCAGTCGATGGCTGAGGATGTGGATATTAATGTGATTATGAAGCGTTTTGGTGTGACGGGTAAGATGCCTGAAGGCTTGCGTCCGCCGATGTATGGTGATTTTGATGAAGTGTTTGATTTTCGTTCTGCGAATCAGGCGTTGATTAATGCGCGTGATTCGTTTATGTCGATGCCCGCGGATGTGCGGGCTCGTTTTGGTAACGATCCTCAGTTGTTAATGGATTTTTTGTCTGGTGGTGAGGAGAATCGCGCGGAGGCGCGTAAGTTAGGTCTCGTGGTTCCGGAGGTTATTCCGGTTCCTGAGAAGATTCAGAAGGTTCAGATTATTTCTGATGGTAAGCCAACGGCGGGTACGACGTCTTCGTCGTCTCCCGCCGGCGGCAGCTCGGCACCCTCGTCTACTTGATGTTAAGGGTGCTAGGTGAGACCGTCATGGTTTGTGGGCGGTCTTGCCTGGTGTTCGCTCCTCTAGGATCGGTTTGTTGAAGGGACTGTCTGGGTTTGCCAGGATGTCCTGTATTGCGGCTTCTTGGTCTTCTAGTCCTTGTAGTGTTTTTCTTAATCTGTCTTGATTTTTGTGTATTCGGTCTAGTAGTGCTGTGAAGTGTGATGATCTTGTTTTGACTTGATTGTTCATTTCTATCTCCTGTTGTTTGGAGTTTTTATTGTATTTTAATTTTTGTTTTTTTTCAAGCTGTTTTTGTGTTATTTTTTTTATTTGACATTTGTTGTGGAGTGTGTTATCATGATTAAGAGTCATCGTAAGTCTGTTCATAAGGGTCGTGCGGCGAGTCATTTTCAGAAGCATTCGTCGATGGTTCATCCTAAGAATGTTCGGGTTCGTCCGATGCGTGGTGGTTTTCGTTTGTAGATTTTGTGGCTTGTTTTCATCCGTTGGATGCGTGGCAATTGGAGGATGGCTCCATTGTTTTTCGTGAGCAGAAGTGTGTGTTGCGATCGTTGCGGTTGCCGTGTGGACGATGTATTGGTTGTCGGCAAGTTAGAGTTCGGTCGTGGGCTGTCCGTTGTATGCACGAGGCCGCGATGCATGATGTTTCGTCGTTCGTTACGCTCACATATGATGATGCGCATTTATCGGCCTCGTTGAATTATTCTGATTTCCAGCGTTTTATGTATCGATTGCGTAAACGTTTTGGTCCTACTCGTTTTTTTATGTGTGGTGAGTATGGGTCGCAGAATTGGCGTCCTCATTTTCATGCGTTGTTATTTGGTTTGCGTTTTGGTGGTGCTCAGGCGATTGGGAAGGATTTGTATCGTAGTGGTGAGTTAGAGAGGCTTTGGCCTTTCGGTTATTCTAGTTTTGGTGATGTGACGTTTCAGAGTGCGGGTTATGTGGCTCGTTATTCGTTGAAGAAGGTGACGGGTGATGCGGCGGCTGCGCATTATTCGCGTGTGGATATTCGTACGGGTGAGATTGTGGATTTAGTGCCGGAGTTTGGTCATATGAGTTTGAAGCCGGGGATTGGTTTTAATTGGTTTCAGAAGTACTGGAGGGATGTTTTCGCGTGTCGTGATGGGATTGTTGTTCGTGGTCGTGTGGTTCCGCCTCCTAAGTATTATTGGAAGTTGTTAGAGTCGATCGATTGGGATCGGAAGGAGGAGTTGGAGTTAGAGCGGTATTTGAATGCGGGTTTATTTGCGGAGGATACGACGCCGGCTCGGTTGGCTACCCGTGAGTTGTGTCAGTTGGCGAAGGAGCGTTTTCGTAAGGAGCGTCTATGAAGCTTTTTATATTTTGTGTGCGTGATAGTGCTACAGATCAGTTTGGTAATCCGATGTTTTTGGTGAATGAGGGTCAGGCGATTCGTTCTTTTTCGGATGAGGTGAATCGGAATGATAAGGATAATATGTTGTATCGTCATTCGGAGGATTTTTCGTTGTATAGTTTAGGTGTATATGATGGTCAGACGGGTTTGTTTGAGACGGGTGTTCCGGCTCAGTTGGTGACGGGTAAACAGGTTCGTATACGGGAGTAAGTTATGGCGTTGGATTATGGTCGTAATTGGCGTGCTCCGAAGGTTGATGTTCATGATTTTGCGATGGTGCCGCGGGCGGATATTCCGCGTTCTGCGTTTCGTATGCAGATGCAGCATAAGACGACGTTGAATGGGAGTTATTTGCATCCGATTTTTTTGCAAGAGGTGTTGCCGGGTGATTCGTTTAATGTTAGTATGTCGGCGTTTGTGCGTATGGCGACGCCGTTGTTTCCGATTATGGATAATATTGATTTAGAGACGTTTTTTTTCTTTGTGCCGAATAGGCTTGTATGGGTGAATTGGTATAAGTTTATGGGTGAGCAGGAGAATCCGTCGGATTCTATTTCGTTTTCTATTCCGCAAGTGGTGTCGCCAGCAGGTGGTTTTTTGGCGAATAGTTTGGCTGATTATATGGGTTTGCCGACGGTAGGGCAGATTACGGGTGGTAATACGATTAGTGTGAGTGCATTGCCTTTTCGTGGTTATCAGATTATTTACAATCAGTGGTTTCGTGATGAGAATCTTCAGGTGGCTGCTACTTATGGAAGTACTTCGGGTACTGGTATTGCTGCTATGGATAATGGTCCTGATCCGTTGGCTCAGTATTTATTAGAGACGGTGCAGAAGCGTCATGATTATTTTACGTCTTGTTTGCCGTGGACGCAGAAAGGTGGTACGGCGATTACGTTGCCGTTGGGTACTACTGCTACGGTGAAGACGAATACGGCGGATTTGTTTACGGGGGCTCAGCAGGGTATTCATTGGTTAGATGCGAATGCAGGTGGTACGCCGTTGGCGAATCGGTCGTTGGGTACGGATGCGGTTGGTAATAGGATGCAGACGACGACGACGACGATTGTGCCTAATTCTGGTTCGATGTATCCGAGTAATTTGTATGCAGATCTTTCGACGGCGACGGCAGCTACGATTAATGCTATACGTTTGGCGTTTCAGACTCAGAGGCTGCTTGAGCGGGATGCGCGTGGAGGTACGCGTTATACCGAGATTATTCGGTCGCACTTCGGTGTGTTGTCTCCAGATATGCGGTTGCAGAGGCCGGAATATTTGGGTGGTGGAAAGTCACCTGTTAATATTGCGCCGGTTCCGCAGACAACGGCGACTGGTCTTACTGGGGGGACTTCTCCGTTAGGTACTTTGTCTGCGGTTGGTACGGCGTTAGCGCGTGGTCATGGTTTTCGTCAGGTGTTTACGGAGCATGGTTATATCCATGGTTTGGCATGTTTTCGATGTGATATGATTTATCAGCAGGGTATTCGTCGTCATTGGAAGCGGTCTACCCGTTATGATTTTTATTTTCCAGTATTTGCGATGTTAGGTGAGAAGGCTGTTTTTAATTATGAGATTTATTCGGATGGTTCGGCGAATGATAGCGCTGTCTTTGGTTATCAAGAGAACTGGGCTGAGTATCGTTATTCGCCGAGTTATTGTACGTCTTTTTTTCGCTCGACTACGGCGACACCGTTGGATGCGTGGCATATGGCGGAGAAGTTTACGGCGTTGCCGACTTTGAGTCCTAATTTTATTGTTGATTCTACTAATGCTACGTTGCCGCGTGTGATTGCGGCGGGTGCTGCGTCTAATTTTCAGCGTTTTTTATGTGATTTTTTCTTTGATATGCGTGTAGCGCGGCCGATGCCGATGTTTAGTGTTCCAGGTTTGATTGATCATTTTTAGGTGATGTATGGATGATATGGTGTTATGGTCGATGTTTTATAGTTCGATTGTGTCGATGCAGTTTCATCCGGGGAAGAAGGAGCCGTTGACTTTGGGGTATTGTGCTCAGCTTGCTGATCAAATGTTTGAGGAGATGCGTTTGAGGAGGAAGTATTATGGCGTGGATAGGTCCAGCGATCGGGGGAGCGGCTAGTTTAATTGGTGGTGCGATGGGTCAGTCGAATGTGTCTGCGACGAATGCGCAGAATATGGCTATTACTAAGATGACGGAGGATTGGGAGACTCAGATGTCGAACACGGCGATGCAGCGTCGTGTGGCGGACCTGCGTGCAGCTGGTTTGAATCCGTTGTTGGCGGTTGGTCAAGGAGGTGCGTCGACGCCAGGGATGCAGCCGATTGCGATGCAGAGTTCTAATGCGATGGGTCAAGGTGTTGCAGCTGCTGCGACGTCGGCGGCGCAGATTGCGAATATGCAGGCGGATACGCGTGTTAAGAATGCGAATGCGAGTATGACGGAGGCGAGTACGCCGGATGTGTCTGCTGATTCTGGTACGCCGCGTGGTTTGGCGTTTACGCAGATGGCTGCGAAGGCGCAGCAAGCGGTGTATGATTCGTTTGGTAGTAAGGCGACGTTGGATAATATTGTTGCGCAGACGGCTAATCTTGGTGTTCAAGGTGATGTGTTGCGGGCGCAGATTCATAATTTGATTCAGTCTGGGCGTGGTATTTCGGCGGATTCGGATGTTTCGGAATTGGATGCTGCGGCTAAGCGTACGTTGTTTAATGCGATGGTGAGTGCGGCGCGAGCGGGTTATGCGGAGCAGGCGAGTTCTGGTGGCAATGTTGCGCGTTTTCAGAGTTCTGCGTGGGGTCAATTTTTGAATTCGTTAGGATTGGGTCCGACGGGTCGTGGTGGCGAGTCGGTGGGTGTTGCTCATAGTGCGCTCAGTTTGGGCGAGAGGTTAATTAAGTGAGTATTCATAAGGTTTTTTATCGTTCTCCGCATAATTATGATTTGGAGGAAGCTGGCGATGAGGCTTCTGTTAAGGATTTTGGTCCGTCTTTGACGGTTCAGTCGATGGCTGAGGATGTGGATATTAATGTGATTATGAAGCGTTTTGGTGTGACGGGTAAGATGCCTGAAGGCTTGCGTCCGCCGATGTATGGTGATTTTGATGAAGTGTTTG